GCACGCCGAGCGGGCAAGGGCTAAGGTCAAGTCGTGTCCATAACCGCGCAGCAACTGGTGAATAGGGCGCTCAGCCGTATTGGCGCGCTGTCGGAAGGCGAGAGTGCTTCGGCGGCGCGCAGTGCTGAGATCTTGGCGGATCTGAACACGTTGCTAGACTCGTGGCGCCTTGATGAGCATTTCGTATCCGCCGAGAGCACGAAGAGCTTCACCATGGCGGCCGGTGACCCAAGCTACACCATCGCCGTGTCGGGAGCGGATATCGCGCAAGAGCGTCCGGTCGAGTTACTTGGCGGCTACACAACGGACGCGAGCGGTAACGACAGCGAGTTCACGCTGCTGACCGAGGACGAATACGCGGCGATAGGCGTTAAAACAACCCGCGGCCGCCCTTACCGTGTGCTGTACCGGCCAGCCTCTCCATTAGCTACCCTGCTGTTCTATCCAGTCCCCGACGCAGCCTACACGGCTGTGTTGCGCATTCCGACGGTGCTTACCAGTTTCGCTGACTTGACTACAGAGTACAGCCTGGCGCCGGGCTATGAGCGAGCGATACTGCTCAACCTAGCGCTTGAAGAGTGCCCTAGTGAAGAGCGTGATGCACGCCAAGTTTTGCAGCGTCAGGCGACTGATGCGTTAATGCTGGTGAGAGAGAAGAACAGAAAGAACATCGGGCTGCCTCTTTGCAAGGTAGAGCTCGCGTCAGTCGGGCGTAGTGGGTTCCGGCTCGGGGATGACATTTACAGTGTGTGAAGGGACTAGACAGTGCCCGGATATCAGACCAGGCTACAAGCGCCGCAAGACTTAGCTACGCAGGTAGCGTTGGCACCGGCTGAGCATGCCGATTTCCTTCGCAGCACGACATCTAATAATCCCCTTGCCGGGCTAGCCGCTCTTCTGGCTTCTCCAATCTACGCCGCAGGAAAGCAAGCTTACTTTAATCCAGTTTCCCGCGCCGCGCTGCAAACGGCGCTGCCCACGTCGCTGAGTGCGCCGCTATATTCGCTGCTACAGCAACAGGTAGGGCAATCGCGCACGCGCAATAGCGACCCTTTGGGGCAGATGGGCGGGGCCGCGCAAGGCTTCGCTCTCGGGCTCAGGGATTTGTTGAGGCAAGGGAAATGAGACTGCCGATTGTTTCATCCGTGTCGAGTCGCGACAGTACGCTCGGCAAGGATGCCAAGATGATTAACGCTCTTGGCGAGAAGCGAGGGCGGGATTTCTACGCCATTCGCCGGCCCGGGCTCGATCTGGCTTTCACGCCGCCTGAAGCAGGTGTTGCGCAGGGCGCTGTTTGCTGGAACGGAAACCGGTACCAGGTAGCCGGTAACATACTGAGCGAGAGCACGCCCTCTCAACAAGTAGCCGATGGCACGGCATGGACGACACAGAATATCAAAGCTAGCGATACGACATACCCTATGTCGGTTGTTGGTTTCAATGGTACATTCTTCGCATACTTCATGGAAACCGGTGGTGGCGCCAATGAAGTCATCGTCTACGAATCTGCTACCGGTTTGACTGGCTCGTGGGCAGAGACAGCTCGAATTACAAGCCCAACATTCCTGGTAGAGACCGGATTCACTATCGCGTGGAACCATCCTGTTGTTATAGGCAGTTGGATGTTCGTGCGCGATTGGGACGCGCGCACCGCAGGGCTTAACAGATGGGCGTACTCTGATGACGGGCGGGCATGGACGCAAAGCACGGCCATGGTCGCTGCATTAGGCTTGAGACACGGCAGTGGGATGTGCGAGCACAATGGCAAGATTATTCTGGTCGGCGATACGGGTGTGGCAAGCGATGTTTGGCAAGGAACAGTAGACCAAAGCGATGGTACTGTAACTTGGCTTCAGCTTACGGCCAACGGTGGCTTTGGCAGCGATAAGCAGCTCGCCGTTGTTTCGCACGCAGGAAATCTCTTTGTTGGGTTTTCTGGCGCTGCCGGAGGCAATCGCGACATATGGAAATCGACCGACGATGGCGCTACCTGGAGTGAAGTTGGAACTAACGTTCTGGGGTTCTTGGGCTCGATAATTGAGGTAGCGTTGCTTTCGTACAACGGATTCTTGTGGGTTATCGATTCAACTAACGCCAACCCGTTTGGTGTGTACAAGTCTTCCGATAATGGCGCTACATGGAGTGCTGGACTGGCCGACCTGTTAGGCGGCGCTCTTGTGGGCGGGTGGCAGCGTGATTTTGTCGTGTTCGATGGCACGATATGGGTACATCCACACGTCATTTCAGGCGGTCAATTTATCATTCACAGAGCGACCGAGAACACGCTAGGAGCAGGTAATTTTGAACTTGACGGCGATGAAGTACCGGCGCAGTTCGCCACCAATACTGAGTGCGCTGACCCTCCGCAGCTCTTCGTCAAAAAGACGGATGGCGCGTGGGTGTTGGATGATGAAGGTGTTTTCACAAAAATAACTGATGTCGACTACCCGGCAGAGACTGTTCCAGGCGTTGTGTTCTTGAATCGGTTTCTGTTTGTCATGACGCCTTGCGGCGACATCTACAATTCCGATTTGGAGGACTTCTTTACCTGGAATCCGCTCAATGTCATCCGCGCTGAAAATGAGCCGGACACAGGGGTGGCAATCGCTAAGCATCAGAATTACGTGGTGGCGCTCAAGAGTACGACGATAGAGTTTTTCTACAACGGTAACGCTGATCCAAATGAGTCGCCTTTAGTGCTGCTCGCAAGCACTACAATTCGCTTGGGGTGTCAAGACGGCAATAGCGTTCAAACGCTGGAGGGCGGGCTTTTCTTCATGAGTCGTACTTATGAAGGCATGGCTTCCGTGCATCACATTCCCAAGGACTCGCTTAGCCCGACTGAAATAGCGGATGAGGCCATTCAGAAGATACTGTCGCTAGCTCTGTTGACGACAGTGCGTTCGTGGTCTGCACGCGTCGCGGGGCATTCGCTGTATGTGCTCAATCTAGTTGATGATGATTTGACTCTCGTCTACGACCACAAGAACAGCCTATGGACTGTATTTACTTTGCGTACAGCGAGCGCGCCTAAGTCAGTCACGAGCATCACGCAAACAAGCGGAGTCGCGACAGCGCTTATAGCAGCGCACGGCTTCGGAGACGGCGACCCGGTTACGTTTGCTGGGGCAGTTCAAGCCGGCTACAACATTACCGCTAACGTTACCGTGGTTGATTCAGGAACAGTTACCTACCCTGTCGCTGCGGGGACAGTTTCGCCGGCTACCGTTCCGGTAGGCGGAACGATTACAGCTACCGGAACATCTGAGGGGCATTTTCCTTTTGCAGCCTTCACGTTTTGCGGCGGCAAGAATTACGTGCAGCATGAGGATACCGGAAGCATTTACGAATTCAGCACGGCCTACACCGACGATGACGGTGTCTATATCGACACCAAGGTGCGTACCGGGCGGCTTGACGCCGGGGACCCCAGCACGCCGAAAGTGCAATCACAGCTCGTGGCTGTTACGGACAGAATCTCCAGCGCTTTGCTTGTTCGCTGGACCGATGACGATTTCCAAACGTGGACCAAGTACCGGCGCGCGGCGCTGAGCAGCGATCGCCCGGAACTGCGCCGAGGCGGGAATTTTCGGCGTAGAGCGTATGATTTACGCTACACCGATGCGCCGGCGTTACGGTTGTACGGCGTGGATCTAGAACTTAATGGCGCGCGCGGCACGGCGACGACGGAAGGATGAGGACATGAGCTGGCTTGACACAATCGGTAGTGTTGTTGGTAGCAACTGGTTCGGCCCCCTGGTGTCTGGCGCTGCCGGCGTTTACTCGGCGCAACAGCAAGGCCAAGCAGCCGAGGACGCGGCGAACGCGCAGCGCGCAGCGCTTGAGCAGCAAATGAATGTGGCGCAGGGCAATCAGCAAGCGGTTGCCGGCCTGTACCAGCCGTATTTGAGCGCTGGGCTACCCGCCGTGAGCAAGATGTCGGATTTGCTCGGCCTGGGGTCCGGCGGGGCAGGGGCGATGCAAACGACGCTTGAATCCGTGCCAGGCTACCAATTCACGGTCAATCAGGGGCTGGAGGCTGCCAAGCGGCGCGCGTCGCAGACAGGCCGGCTCAACTCGGGATCGCTGCTCAACGAGCTGACGAAGCTGGGGCAGGGTTATGCTTCACAGAACTACGGCAACTACCTGGGTCAGCTCGGCCAAATGGCTAACCTCGGGCTTGGCGCTGCTGGCTCGACTGCAGGGGCTTACGGGCAAAGCGCGAACACGTTGTCTAGCTTGCTTGGTACAGGGGGCAATATCGGCGCGCAGCAAGCTATCTCGGGTGCCAATGCGAGCGGCGCGGGGCTTCAGTCTATCGTGCAGGCGCTTGGGCAGTATCAGCAAAGCCAGCAATTGAGCGACATGATTTCGAAATTCAAAGGCAGTGGCGGTAGCACAACGACATACTGATACCGGTACTGAGTATGGCAAAGCAATGGATTCGTGTCGGGGAAGGCTGGGAGTACTTGGACTTGTCCAATCCCCAAACGTATGGGTATTATCAGCAATTATCTGGTGAAAACACTACTCTTTC